ACAACTGTAAATTTATATTTCTTTGTTTTTCTATTTAAGAAATAATTTATAAAATCTGAGAATTGCAAATACAATCTCTTCATTAAATTATAGTCTTCAATTAGTGCACTTTGTTGTTCAAACTGAGCCATTCTATCATTAGTGTAAACCATAGAACTAGCACTTGCTCCCAAAGATGAACTCATTTGATATTGATACTGAGCCATCATCGGTGAATTATCTGTAAATTGAGCATACTTAGTTTCAGTTAAAGGTATAGGAATTTGTTTAACACTAGTATTTAAAGAGTTTTTAATAAATCCTAATAACTTCGACATAGTATCTGGACTAAATGCAGTTTGGTCTGGTTTCTGACCACTTTTCTCTTTATCCATTAATTCAATTTCACCCATTATTAATGCTAATGCCGATAACACATTTTTATCTTTTTGAAGTGATTCTATTACATCATTATTAAATACACTTTTCATAAGATTTGCAAATGGTGGACTACCACTAAAGTTTGAATCATCAAATAACCATGCCCACGCCCCATCTTGACTACTTACTTGTACCCATTGAGCAAACGAACCATCTCTATCATATAATTGCGAAGACGAACTATAATTCTGTTCATTACCCTTATAATATAAGTCAATAAACCTCTTCATTAAACTTGGGTCATATTCTTTAATATCAACACCACTTCTAAGAAAATATTGCATGTTAAATACATAATTTAAACCACTTTGCCAATATCCTTCTAACATACAATATTTTTGTGGCATAATTTGTAATGAAAACTTATTCTGTCTTTTTACCTCAATATCATCACTAGAAGATAGTTCTTCATCATTAAATGTTCCATAATTAGTTCTAAACCAACTGTAGCATTGACCACTCCGCAATAACTCCGCAATAACTCTGTCAAATTCTTTTTTATAGTTAAAACTATACATAAACTTTTCAGCTCGTTTTTTGTCTGCTAAATATTCTGGCGTTTTATAGTCTTCCTTACTTGCATTATTGCATACCATATAATAATCGAATGACAACAATCCTCTAAAATGTCTAATTGTTTTTTGATATATAGCATCCCAAGTTTGCATAAATTCTGAATAATTTTGTAAATCCGATACACTATATGGAATATTTTTTAATGCATGTAGTATATTATCAAAAGTCGGAACATTTGGGTTATTGTTTAATTGCAATAATGTTTGATTCGCTAGTTGCGGAGTATTGTATCCATTAAATGTAGAACCCATATTCATTGCAAATTTAACAAAATCCCATACTTGAGTTTGCGTTGCTTCACCCTTGTCTAAACTATCTTGTATTTCTTTTATTTCATCAGACAATTTTACATGTCCTCCTTTCTTTATAAATTACTTAAAAATGACCATGCATCAGCGTCAAAATTTGATTGTTGGTCTCCTTGATTTAGTTTAGTATATAATTTATCACATAATAGATTAAACATAGCCAAACTCATATATCTATCTTTAGTTCCTATTCTTTTTTCTTTTACAGAAATAAGATTTTTATCATTTCTCGTTGCAATTAAATCTATTGTCTCATTTATTAATAAATCTGTTTCTAAATATGGTATTAATATATTAGCCTTTTCTTCTGCTCTTTTAATTATAAATTTAGGCATTTTATCTATTAATATCGATTCCATTTCTGCTCTATTTTTAAGCAATATTAATTTTTTATCCCTCATGGTATTCCACATGGCATAGTGCATATCTGAATTGGACGTAGTAAGCCCAACAAACGGTATCATTACTTCTTCTCCCACTTGCATTGCTTTTACTAATTTATCCGTTATTACAGTATCTGAACATAATTGTAACTTTTTATCTAAGTTAATATTCCAAGCTGGATAAGGATTTCCATTTGCTTTAGTTCTATCAAATTCATAGTCATCTGTCTCGTCAGTCATTAAATCATAAATTGCATTTCCGACACCTTGTGTGTCATATACCATATAATCACATTCATAATCATAATATAATCGTTTTATCATCATAACTTGTAATATAGAGTTCATCCCACTCTTCGCCCAAATATATTCAACTCTTCTGATTCCACTATCAGTATTTAAGACTCCTAATGTTATAGCAGTATTATCATTATTTTTACCACCAACCAAAGCAATATCTATACTCATTAATCTTATTTCATTTGGATTCTTTTTAATTTCTCTTTTTCTTCCACTAATATAATCCATTGGTTCTGTAGGAATAAAAGCATTTTCCCATATTTGTGCTTCGTGAAAATCCGAATACTTAAAAATGGCATCCTTACCTTCTCCAAGCCAAATGTTAAGGTATTCAGTTTGAAATGAAAAATCATCCGTAGATTTTCTTGTATCTTTTAAAGTTGCTGGATTCATTATACCATTCATAACGGCAGTATAAGCATCTCCAGCAAAGAATCCATATTTATATTCTCCGTCCTTCTTGTTGCCTTTATAATGTTCTGTGACGGTACTTTTTAAATGTCTCCACATCCAATTATCTTTTGTTCTTGCGGAAGTTAGAAATATTTGTTTAGGTAATAATTCCAATCCTTTAAATCTATATGGTTCAAGTGTTGGCTTTATTACTTCATCATATATTGTTTTAGGTACAAGCGCTGATTCGTCTATTATAACTATATTGCTTCTTTTACCTCTTGCACTATCTCCACAATTTACAGCAAATATTTTACTACCATTCCCATACTCTACAATTAAACCACCAGTATTTTTATCATTTTTAAATTGTATAAATCCATCTTTTCTTAATTGTTTTAATATAGGACTATTTACTTTTGTGCTTATTTCACTTGTGAACATTTCATCAATTTTTTCTTTTATAATAATATTACTTTGGTTTAATGTCATTGATGTTATTAATATGCTTACATTTGGTAGTAACAACGCTAGATTATTTGCAAGTAAGGCTATACAAAAAGACTTACTTAATCCACGACTTGCAACCACATCCATTACTTCATATTTTCTACAATTAAGCAATAGTTCTCTCTGAAACTGATGAAGAGGTATTTCTAAAAATTCTTCTGTAAATATATCTAAATTGTTTAGATAAAATAGTTGCCAATCTGCTATTCTTCTATCATATTCAACCTTATTAAATCTTTTCTTTTCTTGAGTTTTTTGCAAGAGAGCCATTCTTGATAACTCTGAATCAACCTCATTCATTTTAACCAAGATTATATGCCTCAATATCTTCAACGGTTAAATTAAAATCAGAATGTCCGACTAACATCATTCCCATTGGTCTTAGAGTAGATTCTTGCTGATATTTAATAAACTCATTATGGTCAAAATGTTTAGTTGGCTCTTTATAAACATCTTTAACATTTTGTTCATCTACCATTAATAATTTATTAAACATCGTTTTATCTGCAAATGTTTTTGGTTTATTTGAATCAAAGTCAACCACTTTTAATTTATCCATTATTTTAAATATTTCATCATTAACTTTGTTTATTTCTGTTTGGTCTGATTCTTTTTCAGTTCCTAGCGTTTTATCTAACATTTTACGTTTTCTTAATTTAGCTAAACTAAGTTGACGATATAAATATTCTTGTGTTGGATTCTCAAACTCTAGTCCTTTTGTATCTTGCATAAAAGTTTCTGTTAAAATTGCATAATCTTTTGGTTCTTGTTTTCCCCATGTTAGTTCAAGATTTTCAATATCTCGTTTTGCAACTTCATGATGTTCAATTTTAGTAGCAATATCTTTGTAGTCTATATCGGTTCTACTAAAGTCTATCCATAGGTCATGCTTACTTGTTTCTTTTTGTAAAGTATTATAATATGAGCCAAATACCTTTTCTATTTTAGCTCCTTTTTTCTTTACTTCTCCAGAAATATACTCAAAAGTAGACCTAACTTTTTCTCCTACATATGGCAAATTATTTAGTGCGCATACCATATATAATGCGCCTTCCAAACTGTGTCCTTCTGATTTATACTTGTCTAGTAGTTTATTACAACAGTCACGGCAGAATGGGAGTTTATTTACTTTTATAGGTCTTCCCATATCTGATTTAGCATCATAAATATTAAACGGACTCCATGAATCATAGAATAGTTCCAAATCTTTCGGAATGTTGCATTGTAGAAATTCTATATTCCTACC